AAGCTGCCTTTAAGTGGTTGCGCCAGGTCGCTTGCAAGTTTGAGCGACAACGCCTCAATAAATATTGGTGTAAATACGTTGGGGTCCGAAACCTTGGCGGTGTACTTGAGCTCCGCGTCTTCCTTGTCTGTTAGCAGCATACGGATTGAAAGGTCTGAGTTGGTCGCAATCTCAAACTCAACCTTGCCCGCCTGTACATACGCGTCAAGGTCTGAGTTGTACGAGTAGCCGCTCGCCGAGCCTGTGCCGTCGTAAATCTCTCGAGCAACCAGGCAGTCGATCGGTAATTGGTACGCGTAGTCCCAACCGCTGTAAGTAGTGGTTAATTGCGCCAAGCTCAACCTCTTCCTGGCAAAGCCCCAATCGTGGTCCGCAAGAACAGAGTCGCGCACTGTCTCGTATCTCAAGCTGCACTCACGCGCACCTTTTGACGAGTCGTTGAGTGATGAGATAGCACTTACTCCCAAATTTGATAAAGCTAAATTACATATTTGAACTACACTGGCCATGTTTACCCTCCGCTATGCTGGGGGCTTTTGGGTAGCCCCCTATAACCCTGTTGTGTGGTCACTAAGCCTTCAAAGCTCCGTAGATATTGAACGCCATTGAGACTGCTTTTTCCGCAAGAAGTTTTGTCTCTTCTTTGTCAAGGTCCTTGATTTCGTCGTCAACATTGCTGAAACCTTCGATTGCGTCTTTGATCTTGCCAAGGTTGTTCATAATAACTGAAAGGTCGGATAGGTCCGCCCCGTCTTTAAGAGCAACAATTGCGTCAACTGAAAGACTTTCAACCGCGTCAAAAACTTCACTAATTTCTTTAATTCCCTGCATGGTTTTCCTTCCTAGTCCAATATGGACTTAACCTTCTTTTTCTTAGGTTTGTTTTGTTTCTTTTCCTCTTTGGCTATTTCGTCTTGAATACCCTTAAAGGTTGTTGGGTCTTCAACTTCTTTTGGTGCCACGTCCGATACTTTCACTTCCGCTTTTGGTCGAAAGTGAGGAGGGCACTCGCCCCCCTCATATATCTCGCCTGGCGACCAAAGCCTTGGAGGCTTACCAAAATAACATTTCTTAATACAAACGTATTTCATAAGTCGCCCCTAGACCTTACGCTGCGCCGTTTGACTGTTGATCGAGTACAACTGCCGCGTGAACTTTTCCCGCTGTTGCGTCGTCGCCAGTAACGGTGTAGTACATTCTAATGTATCTTTCCACGCCTCTTGGCACATGGAATACAAACTGTTTACCCGCTGTTAGTCCAGCACGTAGGACTGATTTAGACTCAAGACTTGTTGCGCTTCCAAAAGTTGCCGCAGTGTCGCACTGTAGAGCAATTGCAAGGCTTGTAAGTGTTGCAAAGTCTGTTGTTACCTGGACAACGATTTTTACGTTGTACTCAGGGTTGTCCATGACTAGAGAGCTTTCAGCCCCAAGGTCGATTAAGTTTGTAGAAGCGGCGCTTCCTGTGATCGCCTGGTCTTCTGACAATAAAGCTTGTTTATCTATAAAACCCATTTATTACCCCCTTAAGATATTGTTGACTCAGTGTTTAGGATTGCGTCGCATTTCTTGAATGGTATGCCATCAAAAGAAACAACTTTCTTTCCAGCCACTTCGTCTAGTGATAGGTGTACGTTAGATTTGTTTGTGATCTGTCTTCTTAGGTAAGAAGTGATTGTCTTGTTTGCGTAAAATACTGGCTTACCCATACCGATGTTTGGTATAGCTTCGATTGCCTGCACAAGAAGGTCAACAAGGTCTGCACCTGTTGCAGCGTTCTTTGTAAGGTCTGAAATGTCAATGTTGCAGATTCTTACAACATAGCGCCAATCTCTTAGTGAAACGCCTGGTTTCCATTGGTAAAGAGTTGAAAGACCGCGATACTTTCCGCCCGCTGCGTCTATAAGGTCGCCTTCGCCAAGGTCCTGGTGTAGTAGGCCAACTTTTGAGCCCTTTGGAAAAATACCGTGGAAGGTATTGTCGCCGTGGCAAACAAGCCAAATACTTGTGTTGTCTGAGCCAGTTCCGCTCGCGCTAATTACGTTGTCGCCGTTAGCCGCTGTTGTTGAGTCGTATCTTGGAGCAAGTCCTAGAAACTTCTCAGGGTCAGTTTCAGTGTTGCCATAGAAAAGTGTTGAAGCAAACTCTTGGTTCATAGCTTCGATAAATGGCTTGTCTTCTGAAAGTCTAAACTCTGCACTGTTGCCGTTAAGCATTGCAAGGTCTTTATCAATTTCGCTTCTTGCTTCAAGAATACCGCAATTGTCTGTAACCTGCACTGTACGCGACTTTGAAGGCTGCACGCCGTAGTTCAAAAGTCTCCAAGCTACTGTTGGCAGCCCTGACCTGATTGTGGTCTTATGACCTGTTGGTAAGTTACCTTCAACCCATTTCATGTCTTCAAGTATTGGGTTTGTTTCGTTCATGATTTCGACAATCTTGTCGATCTTTCCCGCTGGGTCTACTCTGCGAGCCCAATCGGAGATTGTTAAGTTTCCTGCACCTATTGTTGCCATGTGGTGTCTCCTTTAAGTTAGTTAGTTTTTCCCATTGATGGGTACAACACGCTTGCCGCTGTCTTTGGCGGTTCTTTTACAGCCCCGCCATTAACGGATTTATCCTCGCCTGTTGCGGCGTCAATGCGAGCCAAAAGTTTGATAAATCCTGGGTTATCACCGTAACCCGACTGTTCAAGCTCTCTCTTAAAGTCTTCCGATGCGTCGAACTTTTTAAGTGTGCGTTTAGCACGCTCAACTGTTTCCGAAAACTTAGAGCCGCCGAAGTCGGGGTCTGCTTTCAAGTCGTTAACCCACTGCTTTCTAACCTCGCCCATACTGTTGTCGTATTGGTCCGAGATAGTTGTTTGATAGTCCAACCCAAGGTCGACAATCTTTTGCGCCTGGGCTTGAGTAAGGTTGAACTCTTTTGAAAGAGCAATAACCTTGTCCTCAAAGCCGTGGGCCATTTTTGTGCCCTCGGGTAAGGTAAACGCTTCATACTTCTCAGGTGCGCCAACTGGCTCCTGGTTTTCGGCCTCGGCGTTTTGCTCGCCCTGGCTTGTTTGCGTTTCCTCGTTTGGAGTCTCGCTTACAGTTTGGTTGTTGTCTTGATCGCTTAAGCTTTCGGTGTTAACCTGTTCACTTGTTTGATCTGCTAATAGTGTCATTTGTTTGCTCCCTTAACATTAAATCCTTGACGACGTGGGGCGCTGCCTCACATACGTCACTAAAATATTTGAGAGCTAGGTTTCTGTGACCTTCCAGGAAGTACCCTTGCGAGTTTCCTGTAAAGGTTGTTTTAAAGACGTGGCCGTCAGCCATTAGCCTTTTAAAAAAGCGAATACCCGCCTGCGTCGCAAGTATTGCCTTTAGGTCTTCTATTTCCTGTTCACGCGCAAGCCTTCTCTTTGTCTCGGCTTCCTTTACCTGGTTGTCGTTACTTGCGTCGTATATATCTGTCATTGCAATGCCCCTAACATTTGATCGAGCGCGGAGTTGTTGCCAACCTCAGTTTCGCTCAAAGTCTTTGCGCCATTGGCTGTCTTCTCAAGCTGTTCTGGCATTTGTTGTTGCTGCATTGCCTGCATGTTCTTTTGTCTTATGCCTGCAACGTCTTCGTCAGCCCTTACAACCTTTGGAGGCGCCCCAAGCATTTGCCCGTATTGGTCAATCATTTCGTCGAAGTTAACCTTGTCCAGCACGTCAGGCTTGACCGCTGCCAGGTTTCCAACGAAAGCCGCAAGCTGTTCAATGCTTGCAGTGCCAACCATTTTTTGAGCCTGGGCAAGGAGTGAAATGTATTCAACCTTTACGTCCATGCCTTCAAGCACTTGTGGAGGTTCGGGTATTAGTCCAAACCTTTCGGCAATGCTAAACACTCGGTCAATGATCTTGTCCAAAAACTCGTATTGTAATTTCTCAACAACGGGGCCAAGCATTAAAAGTCTTTCGCTTGTACGCTCGGCAACCTCGGTTGCTGTCATATTCTTGTCGGTTGCAAGTATGGAAAGAAACAAGTCGTTGAAGAATATACGCCTAATACGCTCTTCAACATTTCTTATTTCCATACCTATGCCCTGAGTGTCAGGGTTAACCTGGTGTACAGGTGTCAAACCTTGCTGCCCTTGCTGTACGTCCACATAGTTTACGCCGCCAGGTATTAGGGTTGCAGCGGTGTTGCGCATATTGGTTGGCGCATTAAGTGGAGGGTTAACCATTTTTTCAAGAGCTTGTATCTTTTTCTCTTCCATTTTTTGAAGCATCTTGGCGTCGCCAATGCCTTGCATGCCTGGACAATTGGAGCCCAAAACGTCAACGCCTGTTGTCTCCCAACGTGGAGCAACGAAAGGCTGTTCGTCGTAACCGCTCTTGCGCAGTAGCTCGTCCTGGCTTCCTGAGTGCTCGTAATACACGGACTCCCAAGGCTTGTCTTCGGACTTCTTGCTCTTGCTGTCAAAGGTTTTTGAAGGCTGAATACAATGTACAACGTCAAAGCGCTCTTCCAGGTTGTCGTTCTCGTAACAAGTCTTTACAGGCTCGGAAACTTTGTCGATGCCGAACTCGTCAATCATTTGCTTTGCAGTCATTGTAAACGTACGGTAAAGACAATCGACTCTGTTTTCGCTGTTGGCTCCAAGGTAGTACTCGCCAATTGTAAAAGGTCGAAAGCGTACAACCGTTTCAAAGTCTTCTTCAATTAACATTGCACCTGTACCGAATACGCTAATCTCATTAAACTCAGCGTGCGCCGCTGCGTAAAAGTTTGACTTTGCCAACACTGTTAAAAGTGCTGTTCGGCTGTCGTGCAACCAGGTCTTGACCTCTTCGTCTTCAAGTAGCTCTTCGTCGGGCAAGGTGAGATTAAACCAAGGACGCGAAGGCGAAACAAGCCCGCCCATAAGCCCTGCGCTCAAAACCCTTACAGCGTCGGAAGCTACTGAGTTAATGATCTTTTGGTTTTTCTTCGAGCCGTCGTTTGGTTGGCTCGTGCCCTGGCCTGTAAGATTTCTTCCAAGCCTGGGGGCAATGTAGTCGCTCAAATCTTTCCAATGACCCAGCCACGTTTGGGTTGAGTCAATGAGTTGATTTAAGCGCATCCTATATTGTTTAGTCTTTTCATACATATGCTATTGTCCTAACAATGTTTTCTTGCGAATATCTGCGGACCCTTGGACCCCCAAAGGGCCTGTAAGCAGCGTACCGTTGCCGCCCCTGTTCTTGCCGTAAAGTCTTTGAGCTCTTCGGGCTTTTAACTCCGCAGCGCTTTCACGAGACTTTTGCATCTTGTCGAAACGATCTTTTGCAGCACGCTCCGCTTGACCTTGAGCAACGTCGTTAACAAGACCTGGCATGTCTGTAATGTCTTTTATCTTTTCGCCAATGTCCTGGGCGGCTTCGCCTGCGCCAGTGGTTTGGTCAACGTGCTTGCCTGCGTTCACTACTGGGTCAACAATTACGGTGTCAACAACGTCAAGCGCTTTGTCGCCAACATTCTTGCCAACGTCAACTGTTTTGTCCACAACGTCCTTTGAGACGTTAACTGTTTTGTCCACAACGTCCTTTACTGGATTGCCTTTCCCGCACCAATCATTTCCTGGGTGTGGAATACAAGGACCTCCCCCCATATTAAACCTCCTTTTGCATAATAAGTTTGTTGTCAAACAACCCCACGATTGACATGCCAAACCTATGCAACATTTTAACTTTACAGTTGAGCCCCGCGTCGTCTATTGGCACGCCAAACTCAACGTACTCGCACCCCGAAGACTCCCATGCTTTTTTAACAAGGTCGTATAGTTCAATGGCCTTGTGCATGTCGTAGCTCGTCAAGTATATGTCAGTGAGCAAAAACACTCGGTCGTGTATTGTATAAGTACAAAAGCCTTCCGATGTTTTAACGCTGTCATAGCCCAGCCTTTCCTTGACATACTTAAACCACATTGGGCACCTCGCCAACCATGACAATGCCCGCGTCTTCGCAAGTGTCTATGATTTCCAGGCCGAAGCCTCGGTACAATTTTATAAGCTTAAAAGGGTCCTTGCCGTTTGCTCGCACAATGCCCTTGAAAAGTGTACATTTGTTAATTACAGCAAGCTTGCACGCCTTCATGTATAAATGAGTAATTGCCTCAATACCCCTGTGCTGTGGCTGGATAAATAGCTCGGAAACGAAAAACACGTTGCAAGGGTCCACGCGATAACTAAAGAAGCCAAGCTCGTCGCGGTAAACTTTAAAACCCTTCTCTTCTAGTCTTTTAATCCACATGTCTTGCATTATTCACCCCCAAACAAGCTGTACTCTGTTTGAGCCACATTGTAATTGCCCACGTTCGCTTCGG